TGTCTCTCGCGTCCTCGCCCCAAGGCCAGATCGTGTCCAGCCCAAGCTCATCCTCTTCGCTGCAGAAGTCGGTAGGCAGCCAGTCGGGGAACATGAAGCGGAAACCGCAGCGGACAGCACCCAAATAGCTGTAACCGATGTGCTTCTTTACCTGCCCGTCGCACCAGATTTGTAGCCCTTCCTGCTCGCGCGGCGTGATCGGAGCATCGAGAATGGTCCATTGTTCCGGCCGTCGCACTTCCCCGATTTCATAGCTCACTCCGGTGAACGGGTGAGAGCTGAACCATTTTCCTGGATAGACCTCCATCGTCGTATGGCTGTACTTGCCGCCAATGATCGAACCGTTGGCGCAGGCAAGCCGCCACCCGATCAGTTTGTCGAGCGGCGATCCGGTTGCGGCGATGAAGAAGGCGATACGCATAGGTCATTTCCGCTTCGCACTCAATGGCAGATACGGCTGGCAGGCGCTCTGCACTCCCGTACACGCGGCTACAACATAGGCGTCGAACGGCGCGTTGCTGTTGTTCACCTTGAAGCTGAATCCGCTCAGGGCAACATCCACAGCCGCCTCAACAATCGGGGCGTAGGCTGACAGGGCTGGCGTCGCAGCAATGGCCGCGTTGATCTGCGGTTCGATGCTGGAAAAAGACACCGTGCCAGTGCTGGCAGCGGTCGAGGCGATGCCTGCAACCGCGTTCGCATCCACGGCAACAGGCACAACCAGAGCGGGCTTGTCGGCCGCCAGAGCGACAAGAGCCACGCTAGTGGTACTCTGCGCTACCATCGTGGTTGCCGAGAGTTGCGCCGTGGTTGGCATCGTGTTGGTGCAACCGGCCGCCAGCAGGAAACCGATCAGCAGAAGCGGGGCGGCCGTCTTTGCCATGCCACGGCTGATGCTATATCCGCCCGTTGCGATGGCAGCGGCGATAATTCCGCACACCTTGGCCCACGGCTCGCTGTGGTACACGCTGGCGATGGCGCCGCCGACAATGACCACCAGTGCAAGCCAGAACTCCGAACTCTTCCAGCCCGCTTTCAAGCCGGATGATACGATAGGGGGCTGACTCATAACGCTCCTTCGGTTAAAGGGTTGTTGTACGCCTTACTATCGGCGGTCAGGGAATGGATGGGCAAGCGCCGAAACCCGGATCAGGGTCAGGTTCGACCATAGTCCCATCGATCATCTTGGCTGAGGGCTCAACGATGTGGATACCGCGAGGTGGCCGCATATCGCCGGGGTGATCACAGATTCTGGAGAGCAGAATACACCGGCAGTTGTAACCACACGGGCACCAATGGGTTGACCACCAGGGATCGTCTTTGGGAAGCGTCGTACCGTCCATTGCCTGATGCTTCGGCCGCACACGATCGTCATGGGTTGTGCAGTAGGTGTAGCCCCAGAGGATCTCCTGTATCGCGGGTTGGGAATCAATCTGAGACTGCCCGGCAGAATATGCCATCTGGGTCTGAGTCCGCACCAGGGTCTCAAGCGTGTTATCCCTGACGCCAGATAACCCGGCCGCGTCGATTGCTTTCCTCAGTGTGTCCATTCCCGCTTTGACATGCAGGCCCTGGCCGACGATTCCTCGCATAGCCTCTGATACCCGCTCCTCCGCCCATGACTGCGCCTTGGTCAGTACCCGCAGGCTGGCGGCGTTGTATTGCGTCTCCAAGTGATCACGCGTCTGTTCGCTGAGCAGGTCGCGCTTGTTAAGGAACTCTAAAGCCCTGTCGAATAAACTCTTTACGGATGGGGAGGTCCGGGCAAGTTCGATCTTCTCCGGGGCTTCACGTTCGACATTGAGCATGGTGCGATGCGAGCCAACCAGGTGCCCCCAGAGCATCGCCTGGGCGATTGGCTTCTGCAGGTCGTGGAATGCCTGTCCGATTACCGGCAGCACATCCTTGCCATTCCGGTACGCCCGGGCGACAGCGGTACGCAGTTCAAAGCCCACGGCATCGGCGTGCCGGACAAACTCGTTTTCCACCTGCCGGCGTTCGCGGTCCATCAGAAGGGCACGGCGGCGATCGGCGGGGGTGATCGGTTGGTGAGGCATCATGCCTCCTTGGCGCTGGCGTGTTCCATCAATTTTTTCATTCGATCGGCAGTTTCGCCAACAAATCGGCTCCCATCCGATGGCCCTTCTGCGATCAGCCCGTCACCGCCCTGCTCGTTGCCGGTGATCCTGGGAAGGCCCAATGCATCAGCCATCGCATCAATGCTGAATCGGCTCGTAAGCCATTCGATACCGCCCGGGCTGGTCCCGATCATCTTGATGAAGTCGAGGAAAATCGCCAGCTTCTTATCGACCAGCGGCGCCGGGGTGATGTATACACTACCCACGGCGGCCGGGCCGAAGTTCACCAGCAACAGCCGATTGACCGCCTGCCTGTTGAGCGTGTCGCATATCTGCCGGTGTAATAACTCACCATCCAACAGCGCCAAGCCCATCATATCCGCGGTATCGCTGGTGCCGATGCCACCAGTGGTTGCCGACAGGCCAGACCGCTCGGGACGCAGGTAGCCGCGGAACTTCAGCTCGTCGGCATATCTCAACCTCTCGATAAACGAGCCCTGCCGCGCGCCGCGGTCCTCGACCATTTCGATGCGGTAATGACTCTTCGGACCTTCCCGCTCATCCGTTGCCGGGTACTCGGGGCTCACAATCATGTTTCCCGCGGCCATGCTATGCGCCATCCGCTGGGCATCGGTGAATGGGTCAATATCGGCGCCGCCGGGCATCTGGATCATCTTGTTCAGGTAATGCAGGATCATGTAAACGCCGGCCACCTTGCGGTCGTACCGCGAAGCCGACTCATTGCAGTCCTTCCACATCTTCCAGCCATGCTTGCGGATGTTCTCAAGCCGCGGCCGCCCGTAGGGGTTTTCAGTCGTGGCATTCAGCGCAAAGAGCATCGCCTTCCCGGCCTCAAGTTCCACATCCCGATTCTTCAGGCCCACGATGTCGCCGGTGTCGGGATTCTCCTGAATGATTGTGATGTCCTGCAGGAGTGGCTTGATCTTGGCGAAGTTTAACCACTGGCCATCATATTGCCCGACCAACTCAAAGGGTTTCCATCCGAAGTCCAGGGCTTCAAGGCAATCGGCGATGAGTGATGCCCTGATCGGCTCAAATTGCTCCTGTACCAGCTTCACGGCCTCAGCGGGGGTATCCTGCCGATGCTCGAACGTCCAGGAACCGGCAAGAATCGGGCTGACAACCGTGGCGCGTGCCAATGCGATGGTCGGGTCGGTCAGCATATCGCGATAGGTGTCATAGTTGCCTGGCCGATCAGGAGAGCTGATGCCCGAAAGCATATCTATGGCAGCCGTTGCGGCGCGGCCAATATTATCGAGGTGCTTTTTCTGCGGTCCAGTCCGTGCCTTGGCCATGTCGGAACTCTCTTTTCGTAAAAAAGCAGGCCCCGCCGTCGATTGCCTACCCGTGGGGGCTGACACGGGCGAAAAGGAACGTCATGTAGCGTCAGGCCGGGCTCTGACGGCTTACCCGCTTTACTATCGGCGGTTAGGAGCCAAACACATCCACCGCATGCAATGGCAATGCCTGGGCGCGCTGGGCCTGATTCACCGCAGCTCGCTTGATCGGGCGCAGGCGAAAACATCGATAACCTTCAGCATCGCTCCCGTGGCTCAATGTGCTGTCCGCGAGCTTGTCCGGCAGCCCATCCTCATTCCGCCTCAGCCGCTCGAAATCCTCCCGCAATCTCTTGCAGTCGGGATGAATGCGGTAGTGGATCCGGCTGTTTTCATTCAGGGCCTCATTGAGTGTGTCCACGCGATCTCGGATTCCCGGGTTGGCCTTCGGAACCCGCAGGGAAAACTTCGCCTGCTTCTCAAGCAGGAACTTCCACACCATATCCCAGCAGCTCTGACCATCCTTCGGGCTCTTTGCCCCACCGCTGGCATCGCCGTACACCTGAAGCTCTGTGAAGTATCCGGGGCCATAGCTCTCGATCACATTCCACATGGACGGAAGGCATTGCTTCAGGCTCATGCCTGGGCCGTGGATCTCGTGGCGAACGGTGAAGAGGTCAGCATCTTCATCGTACTGTCCGATTTCGCAGTGCATGCCGGGGTTGATGTTGAAGTCGAGGGAGATATGCACTGGCCTGTCACGATGGAGCTTTATGGCGGGATCGAGGTTGCCCGGGCCGAACGATTCGTAAGCCAGCCCTACACCAACATGCTTCGGATTCTGCTGGTACAGGGCCGACCAGACGGCGGGGTTGCCCATATTGGATTGCAGGCTCGCGACCGTAAATCGTTCCGGTCATAACGCCTCGCCCGGCTGGCGTCCGAGAGGATCGTTTGTCTCTGCTATCGCCGGCAGGACGATCTGTCTCCATGTGTCGGGATGCCGGGTCGTCAGATATCCCACCAGGTCGTCTGGGTGCCATCGAGTTTGCAGGAGAATTATGGTTGTGTTCGGCTGCCGACGAGGATAGAGCACGGAGTCGAACCACTCGATGCAGGTCTGACGGTATGCCACGGAATACGCATGATCCCAATCAGGGATGGGATCGTCGATCAGGATCAACTCGCCCGGCCGGCCAGATAGTGCCCCGCCAATGCCGGCGGCCACCATACCGCCGCCCTGAGTGGTTTCCCATTCGTCGGCGGCCGAGCTGTCATCGCGTACCCGGGCGATGGCATGCGGAAAGTCCCGGATGCGATTCCTGCACTGGCGGCCCCAGTAGGCCGCATAACCAGCGGTGTGAGTTGAAAAAATCACCCGATGAGCGGGGAAGAGGTCGAGATACCAGGGTGGAACATAGCCTGAGAATAGGAGGCTCTTGCCGTGCTGGGGTGGGGCGTTGATGATCAGGCGTCCGTTGCCGGCGCATATTGTCTCTGCGATGATCAGGCTGATGTACTGCAGCCAGCGGAATGGATGCCAGTCTCCTCCGCTGGCGGCCACGGCGTAGGAGTCAGGACGACCGCGCCAGAGCTGGGCGGTGTCGAGGATGGGTCGGGATGGCAGCGTCGCGGGCATATCATGGATTGCCCGTAGATGGTTTGTCCGGCGGTTCCATTTTCTTCCCCGTCGCTTCCAGCATCGCCTGTGCCGACAGCATCGCGGCCTTCCGCCCAGAATCGGTTTGAGTTGCGGCCCTAAGCACGTCGTCGGCTGAAATACCCACATTGCCACTGATGTTGGTATCCATCTTCTGCAGCGGCTTGTGCAACGTGCGATCGAGGATGCGGTCAAGCGCATCGCCGGTATGATCGTGAAGCTCCAGCGAATGGGCATCTCCGAACCTGCCCGGGCTGACTCTAAATCTCTTGACCACCGTGGTATCCGTTCCATCTGAGCGAAGTTCCGCCATCGTTTTGTTGCCATGAATGAAGGGGGTGAAGTCGGCGACGTCGGGCATCCTGACAATTCGCAGCCATTGAATTGCCGCTGCCCGCTTGCATGCCGGCTGCCTCTTATTGCGGGCGATCTCCCGCAGTCTGGTCTCTCCGATGCCCTGCATAACATTCATCCACTCAATGATCGTGGCGCCGGCAGCAGGGCGGCCTTTGGGATTCAATCCCCGGTCTCCCTTGCGCTGGGGAGGCTTTAGATTTAGTAAGGAATTTGGGTGCATCTTCCTTTTCATCAATCACTTCACATTCGCAAATGCGTTCCGATTTCTACTCCGCTGCTGCTTGGCCTCGATCGGAGCCCAGACCTCTTTGCTCACACGGTTGGCCAGCCAGGCCTTGAGGGCATCAATGCTCTCTGGCGGCACGATGATACTGCCACCGGGAACATATCGGTATCCCGTCGCCCCAATGCTGAGCAGGGCGTT